GCGGTCTGCATCGCGCCGGCGCGGGCTTGCTGCATCACCGGATTGTCGGTTGCGAGAAGTCCCGCGAGTTGGCCGGCTGTGGTTTGGGTGCTCGGGTCCACCGTGCGGAGCGAAGGATCGTAGCCGCTGGCCTGCGCCTGATACACATTTCCGCTATCCGGCGAGACCGGAGTCTTCGTCGGGTCCGTGTTGAGCGCGTTCGCAATCAAACCAGAAGCCATGGCGTGTCCTTTACCATCTGTACCACGCTTTCAACAAGTCGCCTGCCTGCGGCGGATTTCCGGCTACGAACGTGATTGTCAATCCGGCGAGGGTGTAATCCGTGACTGGCCAGTACATTGGCCCATCTTTATGGAACAACTGGAGGCTTGCAGCAGGACTCGGCGCGTGCAGTAGCGTGAACACATGATTGCCGGCTGCGCCAGCACCGTTAATCACTTCAGGAGGCACCTCGGCGTCGGCAAAGTTGAGCCCTACTGTTGCTGGCGTCGCACTAAATGCCTCTTGGCTCGTTTCGGCAGCGTTAATGCGCACCAATTTCAGCGCATTGCCCGCAAGCGGCACAACCTTGTCGAATCCTGCGCCAATCGCGCTGAAATCGTTCCTGATCGTAGCGGACGAGCCGAAGGAGGATGTGGATGGGCTTCCATCGGGATTGAAATAGGGATTTGCGATGATTTTCTCCTTTTTAGCGCAGTGCGCGGCGCATTTCGTAATGAATCATCGCTGCCGTGACCGTGAAATTTGCGCAGTAGTCGCACACGCTGCGAATCACGAGCGAGATATTCTCGGCAGAGCCGCCCAGGTCCGCAGTCTTCGGCAAAAGCTCCGTGCCGTCCCAGAAAAACGCATCCCACGTGAACGCATCCCAACGGACAGGCGAGAAATCCATGGTCTTGAGTTGGTCGAGCGCCTGGCTGATTTCGGCATTCCCATAGCCCAGGCTGTAGCCGACGTTGAACTCGGTGTAGGTCGATGCCGTGACTTCGAGCGCGAGCCTGCGGTAGTGCTTTTTGTTCCGAGGCGCCTTCTGGAAGTTGTAGGCGAGGTTGAAATACGCCTCGATCTGCTCGCCATCGAAGCTCGTGCCCCGCTCCATCTGGAAGACGAAACCATTGTCCGAGCCGAACATGATTTCTTCCGAACCGTCAGATTTACGGCCGGTCGCAATGCAGCGCACCGCATTCGGGTAGAGAATCTGCCCGATGCCGACAATCTTCTCCCCGATCATGGTGATGAAGTAGGCATAGCCCGAGGTGAAGAACACCCGGTACTGCGACAGGTCGAAGGACACGCAGGAGGCGCATGCGGTGGTTCTTCGTTCGACAAGGGTTTTGCGCACGGCATTCGTCAGCACGCCATGGTAGAAGTTGCCGTAGCGCTGCACCGTCACCAGATTGGTGACACCGCGATCATCGAGGAACACCGACTGCGCCATCGTCTGCGCCGTGTAGGCCACGGCGCCGATGTTCTCGCGGTAGTCGGTCAACTGCCAATCCGAAACCCCGCTGCCGTAGAGCACCTTGATCCTGGCCCGGCAAAAGATCGCAAGCGCGCCGCCTCCTGTAAAACCGGGTTCCTCGCTAAAACCGGTTACGGTATCGCCCATCGCCAACTCGGCCGCGCCGAGGATGGCGGACCAGATAAACGGCGTACCAGGTCCAGAGTGCTGCACCGATCCCAGGAACGAGAGGAACAGTTGATTCTTGTGCGCCATGATGAATAGCGGCGTATCCACCGCCATGCCGGTGTGAATCGGCGCGAATACCGTGCCGTCGAACTCGAAGGCCGGATTCCTGCCGTCCGCCCCGTACATCTTCTTCGTGCCGGCGGCGCCTGAGAAATTCCAGTTGACGAACTCGAAGCGTCCGCTTGGGTTGAGCGTGATCGCGCTTTGAATCCCGGCGAGGGTGAGCGTTCCGGCGCCCACCGCAGCGGCGCCAGCGGCGAAGTTGCCGCCAACGGGGGCCGAGAGCACAAGCGTTCCGACCGCGCTGCCCGCAACCAGGCTGCCCGCTCTGACGACGACGCGGCTGATCGTCGCCGTGACCCCGCCCTGGGTGAGCGTGCCGCCGTCCACGATGGTCAACGCCCCTGTCCCCGCCGAGAACGCGACCTCAAAGCCAAGGGGCATAGCCGCCCATCCTGCCGGCGTCTGCTTGAACATGACAGCAGCCGTGCCGCCCGCATTGTTGCGAAAGGCATACCACACATCGTTGTAGAGCCAGATGCCGAGCACCTTGCCCGAGCCTGGAACGGCGGCAATGTCGGCGCGGTATTGGTCCGCCGCGAAGTTGAGATACTGCGCCGCAAGAAGCGGGGTCGATGCCCCATCGATGACGGCGAGGCTTGTGGACGCGGCGACTTGCACCCCGCCGATGGTCAGATTCTCCCCGGCCTGGAACTTGGCCGCCGAGAGCTTGGTGAGCACGAAATATGTCGCGGTGAACGCTGCCACCACGCCTGTCGCGCCCGAGATTGCCCCGGTAAGAACATTGCCCGCAGCGACAATGCCCGTGATCGTCGCCTGCAAGACGGCGTAGGCGGCATCCGATGGCTTGGGCCTGCCGTCGCAGCGCTCGTAGCCATTCGAGCGCCTGTAGCCGCCAAAGATCGACTGCTCGAAGTTCTGCATCTGCCGGCACTGGCCGGGCTTCAACTCGAAGGGCGGCGTTACCTCGTCCAAGCCCCCGTTCAGGGTGATCTCGTCGATCTTCGGCGGCTGGAGTTGCGGGAGGCGGGCACGCAGGGCTTGGGCGCGGGGCATGGATTTACGCCAAAGCCCGACCCAGGAGCACGCCGGGGAGCTGGTTTTCTTCCAAGTCCGAGAGCATCGTGCGCGCCTCGCCCTCGGCGCGCTGCTTCACTTCCGGCGCCGACTCGAAGAATGCGTATTTGAGCATCGCCTTGTAGACGATCAGCCGGTGAAACTGCGCGGGCATTTCGGGCACGTCGGCATTCGCCGCCAATACCTGCGCCGACATCTGGTATTCGCCCTGGATGGTGTAGATGTCGTTCGGGTTCGGACCCAGGCACAGGTTATTCTGCGGGTCCACCGTGACATGCACCGGATTGCTGCGCGCCAAGGTCTGCACACCGCGCCGGTAGATGCGCCGGAAGGTGGACCATTCGAGCGGAACGAGCCACACTTCGCCCGCCACGCCCGCCGACGCGAGATAGCGGGTGATGCCGGGTTCGTCCAATTCGTTGCGCATCCACCAGCGGGAAAATCGGGTGATGGGTGTCCCGGTGCGGCTGTCGGTGCAGTCGGTGCCTGCGTAGGTGTCGTCGTTCGGCGCGGTGTTGAGTGTGAACCGCGAGCGCAGCCAGCGCCAATTCTGTCTGAGCGACTGTAGCTCCGTATAGGCGTCCGCCACCCAGTTGACGACACGATCGATTTCCTTCGGCTGCGTCAAGACCGTCGTGGGCGGCGGTCCTGAGATGTCGCACTCGCGGACGGCATCCTGCACCAATTTAAGAAAAGTGCTCACGCAGTAAGGGCCTGTCTACAGCGATACGAGCTTACGCCCGTTGTTCACATCGTCCGCAATCTTGACGCCTGGGACGAACGTCAGCGCCTCAGCCACATTGGCTCCTTGCTGTGTCGTTACCTGCACCACGCAGCCGGATGGCGTTTCCATCGCCTTGCAGCTTTTCATCCAGCCTTCGGCTTTGCTGCTCGCCTTACACAGCAAGCGGAACATATCGCCGTTGCCAACAATGACAACATCAGGAACGTTCTTGCGCGTACCACTCACATCGCTGTTGTGCAGTGTCTTTTCCATGCTTCCTCCGTTAGATTTTCGTAAACGTAAAGAGATTCGCCCGAGGATTCTCAGCCGGCGGCGCCGAGGCCGCGAGCCTCAGCCCATCGCGCTTTTCCTTCGCCAAGTCGATGAGCGCCTGCAAGTCGGTTTCCCCAAAATGCTCGACCAGACCCACCTGGCCGAAGCCGGCGAATACCCGCCCATCTTTGCCGGTCACGAGGCGCACCGGGCCATCGCCTGCGAGCGCCTCGACCTCGGCCGCCGTCATGGTCACTTGGGCGCCTGGCTGCACCGCGGCAAGCGTAGTTGTTGCAGCCGGCTCCGCAGCCGGTTCAGCCGCAGCGGCGGGTTCATCGAGTGAGTGCGGCCTTGCCACCATGCGCCAGCCCCGGCAAAGCGGCGCACCGCAGGCGCAGGGCACCGCCGACAGGATCGCCTGGAGTTGAAGCCATGTCTGCCCGGTGCCGTCCACGTAGGCGGCGATGAACTCGTCGCGGGTCACGAGCGCACCCAGTTTCCGTTGAGCATGCACACATACCACACCCCGGAAGCCGCAGCCTGCGAGACGCCCGTTGCCGTGGCCACGCTGTTGATCGTGTCGGTGCCTGCCCCGTAGACCTGCATCGCGTTTGCCCCGGAGTTGGCAACGAAGTGCATGGCGCCCGATAGCGCTGGCGGAAGCCGCACGCCGTTGGCCGCAACCGCAACCGTCTTGACGATGTGAAAGCTCTTGTTCGGATTCAGCGCCGTGGCCGTGACCTGGCTATTGCCCACGTTCGCCACGACGTTCACATCGCTTGCGTCCGGCAACATGCTGTCGAACACGTTGAAAAGCGCCGTGGCTGCGCGGCGATCGGGCAGCCCGTTGAGTCTTTGCTGTACCTGGGTCAACATGAGAATCTCCTTGGTAGGTGAAGCTAGAAGGGGCCTTGCGGCCCAACGAATGAAGAGTACGACTGCCCCACCCGGTCAAGGGCGCGGCATTGCTGCTTCTACAAGCGTGCGATCTCTCGCTGAAACCATGCGCGCCCCGCCGCCGTGTCCTCCACGATGTAGAACCGGTGCGTGTTGCGGCTTGGACCTTTCAGATCGTTGAACTCCTTGCCATCGGCGCGGATGCCAAAACTCGACTTCAACTGAATCACCTTGGCAATCATGAGCGAGTACAGGTAACGGCGCCTTACCGGCTGATCGGTGCCGCGCATCACGTATTGCGTATCGCCGTTATGTCCGGTATGCACGAAAAGCGGCTCGTTCTCGTGGTCCCCGGACTCAATGTGGATGACGACTCTCTCGTTCATGAAGGATTCCTCGGCCGCTTTGTCGGCAAACTCATTCTCCGGAATGACTTCGATGCCGCTCACCTCGCCCGTTGCCATGTTGAGCTGCATGTCGTCCTGGTTGCCGTCTTCAGTGCCGATTAGTTTCCTGTTTGGGATGCCTTTGGGCATGGTGTCATACCTCCATATTCATGAAATACCGCGGCCGCCTTCCTTATGGCCCAGGCATTTCGATTGAGACGGCCATCAAGATGAGACCGGCCGGTCCGGCAGCATCATCACGTCCTTGATCGAGTACGTGAGCCCCACCGTGTTCCATACGGACGTTCCGACAGTGAACGGCCCGCCCGTTGCTCCGTCCTTGATAATCGCATAGGCAAACGGAGTATCAGTGTCCGGCATCACCGGGAACTGCGGCGCGCGGAAGAAATTCCCCGCCGAATCCAGCGCCTCGATCGATCCCTGGCACACCCGCAGCGTGCCCGCCGCATCCAGCCCGAACACGATAACCGTGCCCTGGTTTGCGGCAAGCGCCGGGAAGGGAAGCAAGGTCGCATGATCGACGATCGGCATTGCGCCGCCGACGATCGCAACCGCCGTCAGTGCGATGCCATTCACGCAATATTGCAGCGTGTTCGCCGTGGCGATCGTGGTCACGGCGCCGGCCAAGCCGCTCAGCGCGGCTTTGGTCGTGGCGAAGTTGTCTTGATTCTGAATTTTCATCATGATGCGTTCCTTTTCCCTGGTTTACAGCAGATTCGACACGGTATGCTCGACAAGAGCGCCCCATCCTGGATTCGTCACAACTCCAGCGTCATAGAAGGTACTTGAGCAATATCCGCGCTCCCCGGTCGGGTCCATCTTGTCCACCTTGTCCACCGGAATGTGGTTGTACTTGAAAGCGTCCAAGCCACGGAACGCGCAGTGGCCCCAGTGATTCGCCGCGATGACGAATGTCTGGTACACGTCGTTTAGCGCACCTGTCGTGGAGACGAAGCCACCTGCTCCGACAGCAGCGCCGGAGTCGATGAACTTCGGCAAGTCGGGCGACAGAATGAATCTGACCGAACCGGCCGAGCCGATTTCAAGATCATGCGCCGGCTTCATCTGCCCGTAGTCACTGACCTTAGTGAAGTTCGGCAGTGCCTCGATGTCGCGCTGCGCGTCGGTGTGCGAGAACCCCAGAAATGACTTCTGGATCGAGCGTGTGCCGAAGTTGCCAGATGGCTCGAGAACGCCGCGCGTGAATAGCGCGTGGTTGTTCCGCAGCGAGCGGTTCACCCGGTCAATCAGATTCTGGGTGATGGTCTGCGAGACGGTTGCTCGCGTCGTACCGCCAGAGAAAAACCGATTGGTGCCGCCTTGCAGCGCACCGACGTAGATCAGTTCGCGCACGAGCCCCAAGCGCTCGCCAAGCTGTTCCTCCATCCAGGCCGGAACATCGTCTTCGCCCAAGGAACGCTGCCGCTCGGTGTAGGAGTACAGAGCACCGTACTTCTGCACGATGACGCTGGTATCCAGGACGGAGATTGTGTCGGCGTCAGGCGTCGATCCTTCTTGGATCAGGTGCGCCGCTGCGGTGGTGGTGAACGTGTTCGGGCTTGCCGCGGTGGCGCCGAACGGAACCACTTGCCGGAAGATGACGGTATCGCCGGATTTCACCGGCTGCTTGTAGATTTCCCCCGTCATTTCGACGGTTTCGACGAAGATCGCATGCTTGAGGATTTGCCCTTTGATCTTTCCGATCCGTTGGGCCGGACTTGCGTAGGTGGCCATGGCCATGATGAATTTCCTTCAAAAAGAGTCAGGTATCAAACTGCGCCTCGAATGCGGCCTGAGCGGCTTCGTTATCCGAAACCGCGTCATGCGCCGGCTGCTGCGTCCCCCTCGGGGTCACGGCGGCGGCGAGGCGATTGCGTTTTTGTTGCGTTGTGGCTCTGCCTTGCGCGGCAGAGGAATAGGCGTCGAGCAATTTGCTTGCATCGGAGGACTTCGGGGAGTCCATCAATGCGCCCTTGTCGGCCCACCACTGCGGGTACTTGCGAATGAGCGCGTTTTGAGCGGCTTCGGCTTGCGCCGGGTCGGTCAGTTGCGCCTGCGCTTCGCGTTCCGCCTGCGTCGGGCCTCCATCGAACGCCCAGGCAGTGAATTCCGGGGTACGGATGGTGTCCTCCCACGCTTCGTGGCGGGCATCGAGCTTGGCAAGTTCGCGCGCCTCGGCCTTGGCATCGGAGAGCGCCGTGGCAAACGAAGGCTGCACGCGCTCGCGGAAGAAAGCATCGGCGTCGAACGCCCTGCCCTGTTCCGTCGCGGCCTGCTTCGCCTCTGCGGTCGCCACGAAAATCTTGCTCATGTGGTCGGCAAGATCGTCGCCAAACTCGGTGCGAAACGCCGCCATGGCTGCCGGGTCGATGGCAAAGCCGCCCCCGGCTGATCTGGAGACGGTTTTCGCCGTGTCCAGCGCCGATTGCAAAGCTCCCACCCGCCCCTGCGTCATGCGCAGCGAGTCGGATAACTGCTTGATCGTTCCGGCCTGTGAGTCGAAGGCTTGCCGCAGCGCCGGATTCACGCCTTCCCAGGGGTCCGCAGCCGCGGGCGCGGGTGCTGGCTTCGGGGCCGGTTTGGATTCTGGCTTCGCCGGTGCTGGCTTTGCAGGCTTTTGTTCGGCCTCGACGGTGATACCGCTATCAGCATCGGGCTTCACTTCGGCATCGAACGCCGCCTGCATCTCTTGCGCATCAAGCGCGGCTTCGGTCCTTTCCTCCAATTCACCGGACGGAACGACTTCGGTTTCCATGTAAAACCTCCAAACGAACAAAAAAGCCCGCCATCAACCTCTTGCGGGCTCGACAGGTAGAGAGCGTTGCCGCTGTCCACCACCATGCGCCGGGAGAGCATTACCCTGCCGGCGCCTTCTTACTCGTACTCCGAATCTACCTCTACTATAGGCGCTGCCTTCGGCGTCGGATCGCCAATTTCAAGCAGATACTTCGCCTCACTTATCCGTCCGCGCTTCTTCGCGGTCTGCCGCTCGTCCATGTCCGCATCGTTCTCGGCGCGCAGCTCTGCAATGCGCTCGGTCAGGTGATCCTTGATCTTGCGCCAGGTGTCGGTGCCGAGGTCGTGAGTCGAAAGAACGGGGGCCGCCATCAATTCATCCTGCGCTTCTCGGCGCGCATCTCGCGTTTTCGCATCGCCCCTTGTTCGGCTTCGGTGAGCACGCGCGCCGCGCGATACCAATTCGAGCCGCGGTCGCCATCGGCCGCATCGCACGCCATCTCGCCCCCAATTAGGCGTCCCATCACGTCGGGTCGGCGCACGAAGTCCGGAATCTGATCCGGCGCAACCGGATGCCAATCTCCGCGCCCGGTTGCGCTCGCGTAGATTACGAGCCGCGCCTGTTTGACGCGCCCACGGTTCATCGCCCGCGCAACGTCGGCAGGATCGATGTTCGCTATGTCGCGCTCTTGCTTCGTGGCCATCAGACGCCGCCTCCAAATATCGCCAAGGTCGAGGCCGCAGCCGAAGAATTTGCAGCCAACCGTATCTCGGTGAACCCTGCGACGTTCAACACGAACCATCCGGTTGAACCCACGCCAAGCACGGTCAGATCGCCGCTCGTATCGATCAGCACGCCAGCGGGAATGGTGAACTGCGCCCCGGTGGACTTCAATACGATCGGAGTGGCCGACTTGGCCCCGACGAGCGCTTGTATCTGGAACGCCGCGAGCGCCGCTGTGCCCACAACGAGTTGGATGGCGATGCGCGTCAGGCCGGTTACATCGAGATCGAACACCGACTGCACGCCAGAGTTGTCGAGCCCGACGGCAGGGCTTGAGAAATCGGCGAAGGCAAACGGCCCAGGCGATAGGCGATCGACGCGGGTGGCTTGGACTTTTACGGCTGCTGGCATGTGGTGATCCTATTGGTAAAACGACTTCCCAGGTTGTGCTTTTCCTGGAGGCTCCACAGGAGGGAGCAATGCTTCCGCCGAGGGATTGTGGTGGCGGTGCAAATCTACTCCCATTTGAGCCCCGGCCAATTGTTTTTCGGCGTTAACTTTGATTACGACGGACGCAAGCTCAGCGCGAAGTTTGTCTAGCACCTGCCGTTCAACGCTCGAAAGCTCTGCCGACTGCAATTTCTCGTCGAGCATTTTGATGGCGAAGGCGTTGTCGCGGTCTTTTTGCCCCTCTTGTTGTTGGAACTGCAATTCGAGCGTCTTGAGTTTCTCGTCCATTTGCGCCTTCAACTGCGCCACAGCGAGTCTCGGATCGCCGCCCTTCTGGCTCATGTTCTGTACGATTTTTTCCCACTCAGACGAATCGTATTGGAACCGGCGGACGTCGAAATTCCTGCTCTTAACCAGCTCCGCCGCCGTCTTCTTCGGATCAAGCCCCGAGAGCGGATTGGTCGCCAACTGGAACATCTGCGGCAATTCCTGCGACTGCAACTGGCGCTCGATCAGGGCGCTCGATCCGCGCGCTTCGATTTGCAGATTGCGCTTCTCCGCGTCGTTCTCCCCGTATTGCAGGAGGAACTTGTAGTAGCGCCCGATGTGTGGGCTCGTAATGGAATCATCGAACATCTTCGCCATGCGCCGCAGGAGCGTGTTGCCGTTGTTGTTCTGGATCGTCACCACGCCCAATGGCTGATTGCGCGATTCACCCAACTGGCCTTGCAGGAGCACCGGCATCCCGGTCACGCGCTCGCATAGGTTCAAGGCGTACTGGATGATCGCCATCAAGTCGGCCTGGCGCGATGGAATCTCGAAGAACTGCATCGCCTTCTGCACATCGTTGATGTCGGAGCCTGATTTCAGCCGCCATACCTTGTTTGCCGTGAGCGTGTAGCTGCCATCGGCAGGTGTCACGTCATGCGAGATCACGATCTGGGCGCCTGCGGAGAGCCCGGCATTGTCCGCAAGGCGCCTGCTCGCTGCGGTCAGGAGGCGCTGCGGCGTGCGCATCATCCTCGCAAGTCCGGTCCCCCACGGCATCCCTTTGCGCTTCTTGAGCGGCATCAGGTCGTAGGGGAAATCGCCTGAATCGAGCACGTTCAGGTCGGCCTTGATGACGTGGCCATTCACCATCGTCACCATCGCATGCACAAGGTCGTGTTCCTCGCACTGGCAGCCGGCTGCGAGCATTTCGTCGCGCCCTACGGCACCGTACATGTACCAAATCTGGAACCGGTCAGGCGAGTCGCGCTTCGTGTCTTCCTCGTGGCGCCGGCCGCGGTCGATGTCTGCCACGTTCTTGTCCGGGCCTTCGGTCAGAACCCGGTCTATCTGCGTGTCGAGGTATTTGGTCGGCCCCTCGCCGCCCTTCAAGTCGGTCAGCTTCTTTCGTGTGATGTAATCGACTTCCCAGATGTAGGAGCCGTTGTGAATGTTCTCCCCGCACGCAGGATCAGGATAGATGCACCAGGGCGACACCCACACGCTTGCGGGTTCTATCTTTTCCTCGATGACGAGTTTCTTTGCGGCGGGCTGCATGGCGCCGACAGCCCGTTTGACGTGTCCCAGGAGTTGATGCAGCACGCCTTGGCCTTGCGCCGCGCCCGGATCGGCCTGCACATCGTCAACGATCGACACCGAGCGCCTGCGCACCGGGATCGGACCCTTGATGACGCCGGTCCCGATGCCCACCACATCGTCTATGACCTGGCGCACCTCGCCGTGGAAGTTGCACCCCTGCAACCATCCCTCGATGCGATCCTGCGCGGCCTTGGCGCCATCGGCGGCGTCCTTGAGCATCGCTTGGGCCTGCGCTTGCAGGTTCTGCCGGATGAGCTGCTGCTGCTGCGTGTCGGTCACATTCTGCGCGAGGTGCTGCTGCATGTCGGGCGGCACCATACCCCCGGCAATCGCCTGCAAATCCGGTATCGGCGGCGGAACCAGCTCGAAGTTCGCCTCGTCCGATGGAACCACCATATCCGAGAACCGGCCGCTTGCCATATCGCAGTACGGCTGGGTGATGTTCGGGAAGATGCGGCTTTGCGTGTCCCCGGTTCCAGCCTGCTCCATGCCGGCGGGGCGCGAGGTCCATGCGCTGCCCCCGCCGCGTTCCTCATCGCGGTTGTGGTCGTCGATGCCGGCGTACTGCTCCTCGTCAACGCGCCAAAATCCTTCTATACCGCAGCTTGCCCGATGCAGGATCGCCTCTTTGCGCTTCGCAGCTAACGACTGCCCGAACGCATCCAGGCGCGCGAGGATCGCGGCTTCTTCGGCGCCCTCTACACCGGAGAGGGTATCGTCGGCGCGGGCTTGGATGGCGGGGATGGGGTCCATCGGGTTCTAAGCTGGCCTACTTGGGCTTTGGCTTGCCCGCAGACGCAGGCGCAGGCTCAGCCTTGATTGACCACGCCCATGTGCCCGGTTCGGTCCCGCAGGAGACGGATTCGGCCCAGAACAGGCTATTTCCGTCGATGAACACCTGGCCGTTCACCGCTCCGTCTGCCGTGCTCCCGTAGGTCTTCACAATCATCATCGGGAACACGTCGAGTGCGGACACTGGATTTCCTATGTGCGCCGGCTTCTCACTTGATTGGCGCGTGTGGTTGATCTGCTGCGCATCCTGCTCGCTCAGCGTGTAGAAGACGGTAATGCCAATCGTCGGTGCTTGTTCGCTCATCATTCTTGCTCCTGTAAGTTCAAACATTAGCGGTATTGCTTCACCGGCCAGAAGTTATCCATGTTTACACTGCGCTTACTCATGTTCCAGGAAGCCGGCACCACCTGCAGATTGAAAGCGTTGTGCAAACCACACGCATCGGCATGATTGATCGGAACAACATGATCCACCTGCCACTCAATCCCAGTCATCTTGGATCGTAGCAGTCTCAGTCTTATGGCCTCACGAATAACGAACAGGTCAAACTCGTCTGTTACTTCGAGAGTTGGGTTTCTCTTTCTAGCGTAGCGCTCTTGCCTGTACGTTGACTTCACTACAGTTCTTGCCCCAAGATCAATTCCATATTTCTGCGGCGCAACGCGCGTCCTAGAACCAAGTTCCAGCTCTCTCGCATAACTAGCTTGGTTAAACGCTTGAAGACTTCCGTAGCGCTTTGCCCGGTATTGCTTCGTCCATTCGCTGCAACATTGCTTACACTTGTTCAGGTATCCATCTTTCATTTGTTTGTGGAAGTGGAATTCAGCAATAGGTTTTTCCTTGACGCATCCGATACATGTTTTCGACTCCGGCGCAGGAGCCCTTGGAGTGGCCGGACGCTTTGCTCCACGGTCCCTTCCAACCATAGCCAGCCGCAATTTTTCTTTGTGTTCCTCCGATAGTGGCGCTTTTTTACCCAAGTTAACCTCCGATGCATGGCATGAGCTTGAGTATAACAAACGAGAGTGCGGCAATAACCAATCCGATACCCGCATCACGAGGCTGATACCCGCTCTCGCGTATCGGGGCCTCGGCCGGTTCGCGCTGTCGCCATCCTTGCCCGAACTGGCGCAGAGCGTCCGAATAATTTGAAGTCCAGTCATGTTTTGGCGTCGAGCGGAACGCGCCTGCCGCCTCATCCCATTCGTACTGATAATTGTCGAGCGCCTTGATGCCCTCGGAGCAATGTTCCTCATCGAACGCGCACTCATCGAACAGCGTCTTGGTCTGGTCGATACCCTTTGCAACCTCATCGATGACCGGAACGAGCTTGAACGTGTGGCCGGGCATCAACTCGCGCAGCATGTCAATCCACGGCTTTGTGCTGGCCTTCCCAAGCCGACGCACGCCAGCATCGTGCGGCAGGTAATGCGTGCCGAACACGTATCCTGTATCGAGCAGCCACTTCACATAGTGGTCCAGAGATTGCCCGTGCGACTCGTAGGCATTGAGGAATCGATGCTGGTAGCCTAAGTATTGATGGCACCAGAGCGCGGTTGTGCCGCTGGTCTTGCTCAAGCCCAAGTCCCAGAACGTATCAACCGGAATGCCGCGCGCATAGGGCACCTTGCAGATGCGCCCATCGGCGCGGGCACGGGCCATTTCCGCGCCATAGATAACGCCATCGACGGCTGCTTCAAAACTTTCCCTCGCTGTGCTCGGATACTCCGAACGCATCCGATCCTTCTGTAATTCGGCCTTCTTCGTGTACCACGCCTTTTGCGCAGCCGTGAGTTTGATGCCGGCAAGCTCCAGGTCGGAGAAGTATTTTGCCATCTTCTGTCCGATGACAACGCCGTCCGACGCTAGAACATTATGCGGGTCGATCCACCACGGATAGAAATGAAAGCGGAAGTCAAGCGGAGTCAGTTTCGCGCCTGCGCGCTGTGTGTTCTGCGCAAGCTCGCACATCTCGAAAAATTCCCCGCCACGGCCCTCGGCAGTTGATTCGACGAAAATAATTTGCCCAGGATGCACCGCGTTGAACGAGCCGCTGACAATCTCCTTCGCTTTCTCAGGGTCGCGTCGGCTGATCTTACCGAACTCGGAAATGTGAAGGAAACTCAAAGTCTGGCTTCGCATCGAGGTACCAACATACACGCTCGATCCATTTGCAAGCGACAACTCGCTCACAGAATCGTTGATGGGGTACACCACCTCGCGGATACCTTCTGGCAGATGGTCGTAGGGAAACTTGACCTTGGTACGGAACATTACCTGCGCTTCGCGCAGCCCTTGCGCAACGATGCCAACTGTTTTGTTTGGAGACCAAACTGCAAGGTCCAGACCGAGCAGGTCAACAAAAGTCGAAATCCCATGCTGTCGAGATTTGAGGCAAATATTCAAGTACCACATCTCGTCCAGCAAAGAGAGTTGCACTCCATTCGGCTCGAACTTGATGCACTTACCCTGCTCTGTGACGATGTAATACAGATTCGCCAGTCGCCAGCGACGATCCCCCCATTGCGAAATATCGAACGCCGGCGCAAGCGCGGGCGAGATGCGCGGTGCGCTAAGATCAGAGCTTGACTGCGAACTTTCCAGCATCCAGACCTACCGCGGCAAGAAGTGCGGAAATCGCCGACTCGCCTTTTTGCTTGTTGTCTTCCTTGTAGTGGCCGAAGAACTTGTGCGCCTGCTCGCGCGCCACGTTGCGATCGCACGCCTTTATTTTTCTGGTGAAACCAAGCAATTGCCCATCTGCCTTGATCTCATCAACCTCGATCGCTTGGAGAGCGAGCGCTGTGTCGTCGTCCAACTCATAAATCGGCACCATCGATCCATCGGGCCGGAACAATTTGCGTGGATCGAAGCGCACGGCGCGCGTCATACTGAGCACAACTTCTTCGGATGTGATTGCGGTTAGTTTTTCTGCCGCCGCTAGCAACTCTGCGCGTCTGGAGGCGATTTTTGCAGAAATTTCGCTGTCTTTCATCAGGCGATCGGCATTGCGTCCGGCACTGATTGGTGGAAATCCAGCCTCGATTGAAGCCTGCGTCGCATTCCCGCCGTTCCTTAGATACGCCTCTACGAATAACGCTCTGCGGTGCGCGGCTGATGCCTTGCTCGTGCCCGCCTTGACTCGCTTCTTAGCCCGCTTAGCCGGTTTGGCCGACTTGACCGGCTTCTTCGCAACCATCTACCGCCCGTACCCTCGCCCACTCGGCATCATCTGCACCTTGGGCGCTGGAGCCTTCATCGTTGTGAACTTTGCGGACTTCTTAACCTTGACCGCGGGTGCCTTTCTCGCCGGCGGTGGCGTCATGCGCATGGGCTGCGACTGCATCGGATTTGCGAGATTGCCCGCGTGCTGGATGGCGGTAGCCCCTGAGAGCGCCTGGCCCTTCGACTCCTGCGAGCTGATGTTGTGGGCCGGCATTTTTTTGGCGAGCGATGCGTTGACGAGTCCCATGCGCTGATCTCCTGTTGCGTGATATTTCAACGGCTTAGGGAACGCACATTACGCCTGCGCCGTTCAAATTGCAATAAGCGCAGGTTTGGCCCCCTGCCGGGGGTGGACTGTGACGGCTGCGAGCGCAGGAGACGGCGGCGGAAGACCACTTGCCGCCTGGCGGGAATTAGGTGGACGCTGTTGCGCGGTTTCGGTGGCCGCGCCTGTCCGCTCGTCAGCGCCCTATCGAACGCTCGGCGCGCTGATCTGTGCCGAGAAACGGGCTTCGCCCTTGAAGCGAGAATTATTCCTGAACCGCTTGCGCGCCGTCAAGTGGATAAAAGTTGCGCAATCCAGCGCAGTGCTACACCGCTTTTAATTCTCTGCGCGTCCACTTCGAGAATTCGCCATCCTTGCAAAAGCCCGCGCGCGCGTTTTTCAATGTCGCGGCTCCACTTGCCGCCTGCTCGATGGCATCCGCCCTGCACTTCCACGCCGAATTTAAGTGCCGGCCAGCAGAAATCAAGCCGGTGACGACTGCCGACGAGATAGGGTACATCAAGCTGCGCCGGCGGCAGGTCCGATGCCTCCAGTTGACGCTGTAGCTCGGCCTCGAGCTCGCTGCGGGTCACGCGCGAAAGTGGTCGACGTCCGGGGCTAATGCTTGCATTTCCGGCAGAAAGCTGCCCGGCCCGCTTGCGCTTGAACGCTTCGACTTGGGCCTCGCTGAGCCATCGTGCGCTCATGCCTCGCCCCTCCAAACCCGGTCCAGATAATTCAAATCCGATTCGTTCGGGCACGCGCCCAGATAGCGCCCATAGGTCCACCACCACTTTTCAAACCTGCGGCACAGCAGAAAATACCGGATGTGCCGGATTCCCCACAGGCGCTTGAGGCTGAGGCTTGCTGAATTCTGGCTTGGCGTGTCCATGGCCCGGTATTTTCACATTTCGCGGTCGAGCGATCAAGGCAGGGGGCAGATTGCCCCCACCCTTTGCCGGCGCCGGCAAACCGATCCCGGCAACCATCGGCAAAATGGCCCAGGAAGGCAGCAGGATGGGCGCGGCGACGGCCTGGAGCCGCGAACGCGCCCACGGATGTATCCAAGTGCCAACCTGGGAGATGTGCGCTGTAATCGCTCGAAATGTATGGTGTCGAGAATCTGACATAAGGAGGAAAAAGCCGGGCGGGAGATTTGCGATATCGCACCCGGCCCGCGGAACTTGGAGACACCTGCTTGACCTGTCGAGTCTGCGGGCGATTTTGATTCCGCGCGGTCCTGAGCATACGCCAAAATTGGCCAGACGCGAGGAGCTGGGCCTGGCGCCTGGCCGAAGGTCCGCCGAACTAGCGAGGCGACAACAGGGAGGAAGTTCAGGCGGAAAGGTGCAGAGGGCAGTAGCTAGGAATTTCTGCCTCCACGGGGCGGGACTGTACGCCGTTTGCTCAAACTTTGTGCGGTTTGCTTTGCTGCGGCGCGGAGTATGGTAGCGTGCGGTTCCGTTGATCGACTTGCTCCTGGGAGGGAGGAACAAATGGACCGTGATGCATTTTTGGCGGGGCTGGACCCGTCGCTGGTCGGGGAGGAAAAGCGTGCGGGGCTGATATACGCTGCTCGCTTTGGGCTTGAGCTTGCCGGAAAAATGCTTGAAAACGGGGCCAAGAAAGAGAGCGCCGGAATGTACATCCTCGCCGACATTTTGAACCACCTTGGAAGCGGTGCTGACGCTAATCGTCAGGCGCATCCGGTGGTTTCAGAGCAACGTCTTTAGTCAGCGGTGGCGCGCGGTTTTTTCCGTTTCCGGCAATCACGACTGGCCTGTCATCGATTCCGGTTTGCCGGTTAACCGCGTCTGCGATGCCGACGAGTTTTTGCGGTGCTTGCGCAACGCCGCCGGCGGTTTTGTAGGCGCGGTATCTTGCCTCGAATTCCTTCGCCTTGAAGGGCCAGTCGTCGTCCGTGCCTTCGTTCAACCGTATCCAGCCGCCCATGTCAGCTATTACCGTGGCGGTAATCGGATCGTCGAACGTGACAGACTCCCACGGACCGATTGAGCGCACCGCGCGGTCCACTTTCGACCATTCGAGTAAGGCACTGTCTTTCGTGCCCCCCTCGATCAACTTCACAATATCGGCCGGCTTTGGAACCCATTGCCCGTTATCCGGGTTGACGCAGTGGCGGTTGAAGGCATCGCGCAGAGCCGGCAAATCGTATGGCTGCATCAACTGCCACCAGAAATCGGTCAAGGCCGGGCTGAGTTCCTTTCCGTAGTTGTCGAAGACTACCGCGAGCATTTCCACGAATGGCCGGTGATCTTCAATTTTCATTTTGATTCCCCTTTGGCCCTCTGGCGATTACGGATGCGGCCACGGCTGCGTTATGCGCTTCAAGTTGAGCTTGCTTACTTGTGCTTTTCCCGTTTCCTCCGTTGCCATGCGGATTGTCGTTCCTATCCCATGACGCCTTGAATCCAGACCAGTTGCGCTCGCAGCACAGTTTCAAAACTTCCTGCATGGACATGCCGGCCTTTTCGGCCTCAACACGTATTCCCTTGATGGCGGTTTCGGTCACTGCGGCTTTTTTTGTTTCTCTGACGAGCAGCCAGTCGGCGACGATCTGGGGGTCAACGTCGGAAAGCGCCGCTTGCGGCGCAAACGCTTTTGACTTTCCGCTTTTATCTGGTTTGGTCTTTTCTGGTCTGGTATTAGTATGGTCTGGTCTGGTCTGGTCTGGTAACGCTATGTGCGTTACAGGCTGTAACGCTGTTGCGTTACGTTCCCTGAACTTTGCGACACGCTTCTGCGTTACAGCTTTTTTTTTCGCTTCTGTGCCGTTATGTTTATGAAAATTTGGGAGTTTTACGATACTGGCATTAACAGGGATAAGCCAATCTTGCGGCAGCAGAGCACAGAACCCTGGTATGCCAATGACTTCATCCAACTCGTCAATTCCGAGCGGTAATTGGCTATCGTTGCCGAGGTGTGTATCGGCCATCGACCATAGCGTTACAAGGGCTCCACACACCAGCGTTACAGCCGGTAACGCTACTGCGTTACATGGATCGTATTGCTCGTTGTTTGGGGTAGCCGAGGCATCAAACATCAGCCAACGTGACTGAAGCGAGCGGGCTATGCGTAAAACACGCGGGTCGGTGAGCAAATCCTTCTCAAATTTTATCCACGCCATTAACGATCCCCTGTAAGTCCTGATCGCCTCCCGGAATCAGGTGTTGGCTCCCCTGATGATTGGAAAATAGGCTCCCTTGCGCGCGGGCGCAAAAGGGATTGCTTCGGAATCCGATGGCATTCTGACGCTCCCCAATAGAGCAGAAGGGGTTGCGAGCGCCCAGGGCGTATTGGGCACCCTGGGGCTGGTCTCGCAACGGCTTACTGCATGAGCGGATCAGGCTCAGTGCAGAAATGCTACTTCAACATCGCGGGACGTGTCAAACGCCGCGGCTATCCCCTCCCCTCCGTAATCAAACCCGCAACCACCCTCTTTTTCTTGACCACGACGACCGGCGCGGATTTTGGCTTCGGCGGCACCTCTGGCGGCTTTGCAGCCTGCTTCGGCACCACCTGCACCGGCGGCACCTCGACGGCCTCGGGCGGCTTGTCCGGTAGCGGCGCAGGAACCTCAATCGGTGCCGTCGCGGGCAGTTCGCGCACGGTCT